CTCTACGTCAAATTTAGTAGGCCTGGTCTTAAACTGTAGCTTTAAATTTATTTCATATTTATACATCATATAACTCCAGCGTTTTGTAAACCTATTAAGGTGCTTATTAATGTGTAAATTAATATTATCTCCATTATTTTTTCTCCCTCAAATAAATTAAATAGTCCTCTCCTATAGGATAATTATACCTATAATTACTGGATAGTATATGTAAAGTGTCTCTGGCTCTCGTGGCTCCTGTATAATAGACTCTCTTTTCATCAGACTTGTCATCTGCTGATTTTTTATTTACAAATGATGATGGGTAATTTGCTTTTGAATACAGTAAAACATTATTTGCTTCCCCACCTTTGACACTATGTATAGTGTCTATAATAATCTGTGGATCCTCATCTAGGCTTCCTTGACCATATCTTTTTAATAATCTAGTAAAGTATTCCGTTTGTGTTGCTGTAAAGTTTCTTTGTAATATTTCCCACCAAGGTTTAGCAGCTGCTTCATCATTTAAATTTAAACCGCACCAATCACGCAACCCATCAAAATCATATTCTTGTGTGTCTGGTAACTCTATCCAAAACCCAGTTCTTCTATAGCTATGGTCTTTTATTTCTCTTATGTATCGCATCATAATTTCTGCATCATGTTTTTTTATAGACTTACCTTTTGTGATCCTAGTCCAAGATTTAATAGCTCTCCATTGTTTAACATCAAAAGATTTATTACCTCTATTGTCTCCATAGTATAGACCTGCATCTTTTGCACAGGCTCTTAGTTCATTAACTGTGGTGTTTACTCTGCCTAGCAAGTACCATGTTCCGGGCAGCTCTCCTATTGGTATCTCAGCAAAGTTTAAATATCTTTTTACATATCCGTCTTTTTTTAAAGAGTCGTAATCTTTTTCAATACTATCTAAAATACCTCTACGTATAATTTGACTAAAGTGATGTATAGCTTCACCGAATCTTCTTGTTTGTCTAAGTATTACTTTGCGTCCTGGAAAATATGTTGTGAAATA